GTTTGTATCCCCCGAATAGTAGATTTGCCCTAATTCTACCATTCATAAAAGGGAGAGTAAACTAAATTATTCAGGTGCACTTGCAGGAATAAATACCGTGGCAACAGTTCTTGTTTTGCTATACAGTTTTAAATTTCGTGTACTATTATCAAAGTTGGCGTTTGTTATCATGTTGTTTTCAATATTGCCTCTAATTTCTGCGAGTTGTTGTGTCAGGTCTTGTACGTGTTCTATTTTCAAACCACTTATTCCAAAAACATTTTCAAAGCTGATCGGCCCCTCAAAATAAGTCTTATCATCCGTACTCTTTATATGGACACTGCCCATATTACCTACATGAAAGCCCTCTGCATCTCCGAAAATCATGCCACGTGGTGACCCATTATCCATAAACAGCAGCGAACCACCATCGTCGGCCTGACCTAACGACATAGATTCTCCACCTTGCGGACCGTACGCCTTGAATCCCTCTGGAGACATTTCCACTTTAGGAAACTCATCACGGCTTGTTGCGATATATGAGCCGTATATCTCTACTGAATCAATTACCCCGGCTGTTATCGCTCCAAGGTCAGCAGCAATGGCAGAAAGCTTTTGGACATTCATTTTCGCTGCTGTAATAGTACCTGTAACAAGGATATCCCCATCAATCTCGTTTACGTTTCGCGTATCTAAGTTATTGAGAATATACATTAATTCCTCAGTCTGCATAACAGATGCATTGTGCAATTGTTTAACCAGCGAGCGCAGCTGGTCAACACCGCTTTGGCTTATATCCCCTAAGCTAGGGTTAACGGATGGCAACTCGACATTAGCCATTACGTTTTGATACCTCCCGTATGATGCGATGTATCTTCGCTTTCCCAGTACCGGACAACTTTAATCTGTACCATGTTTCAGGTGTACGAACAATGACCGGGATACGAATACTTTGAATGGCTCCGGTTCCGTTGCTGGTGGTATACACCTGATTCCACGTACCGCCTTCTGTGCCTCCAGCATAGGCGACATTGAGTGTAGATCCGGGTTCTATGTCTGCCACAACAAACAGACGGTTAATGGTCTTCCTGACTGTCTCGTCGTTCTCGCTGAATGGTTTAGTTTCAATAGACCAGTTAATAGGAGATCCGTTAAACGTATTGCTGCCCATTTGCATGACTTTTCCGTCCGCTGTCCCAAAAAACATAGTTTGTCCATCCCAAAAGTAAGATGTAGCCACATAGCTCACAGGCCACCAACGTCTGCCTTGTAAATCGTACTTCAACGTGACGTTAGGCAAGGTTGCGGCACCCGTTACAAGAGATAGGTATATAAACCTTCCATCTGTACCAGCGCAACAATGCCTAGCATTAACCATATTGATTTGACTAATATAGTTTTTGATCGGATCACTGATTTTAGTGGGGGCAGCACCGCCTAAGTAGTCATAGAATCCATCCGGCCCTAACCAGTACAACGAGTCCCGGGTTCGAACGATTGTGCGATTAGAAATACAACCAACCGCATAGGGCTGCGTCATATTGAAGTTGGTGGAATCCTCGCCGAATAATTTATGCATTGTATACTTTTTGAACAAAATAACGTGGTTTGAAAAGGCAGTGAGGCCTGTTGGTTTCTCGCCATCCTGCGTTTCGACGGTTATTTTACCTGTACCGACATACTTATCAGTGGATGACCAATCTAACGCATCTCTGAGTCCAGAATAAGACAATAGGTTGTCGTTTCTATTTGCCAAATAAAATCGGTTTGCATGCGTTGTAAGAAAGGAACTGTTTTCCGGGGCCCCCGAGACGGTGGTAGTGGTTGATCCATCATATTGTCTCATCTGCATAGTGCCATTGATAAAGTAAAATTTGGTGCCATCGAAGAATAAAGCCGCATCCCAAAGTCGGGAGTTGTCCACGTCGGTATATTCGTATACAGGCACCCAATTAAGCCCGTCATGTCGATATATACCTTTTCCATTCCCACAGTACCTTACCCCTTGGATATTCAAAAGAAAGCTTATATAGCCTGTGTGCGTCGTTACAAGGCTATGTCCATCAGTGACTTGAAGGGTTGGATATAAAAAAGAATCCATATTGAGGGACGATGTCGCTTGTCCGTCCTTAATCTCAATGGATTCTACAGATTGGTTAATACCTTCCGCCAGTGTCATGACGGCTGTTTTTGTTTTTTGCGGTGCTGAAGGCCAGAAATCCATAGGATCATTCCCCCTTTGTTTCACCATCGGCAGTCGGCATATATGGATGGCCGGAATAATCTTGAGGAGTTAATCGTAAAACCTCCTCTGCCAGTGAAGCTTCTTCATGCTGCAATAATAGTAATTGTGTTTGGAGTAACCTTTGTCTTTCACGGTTCAATTCAAGTCTTAATTCAGCATTCTCCAATTCCATAACTTCACTCTCCTATAAGGCGTGATCTGCCCCGTTTGTGTCGATATATCCGAAACGATTACCACCTCGATAAAATTCAATATAGCCGTTGGTCGAATTATATCGCATATAAATACTTCCAGTGCCTTCAAACGATATTTTTTGATTAGCACCCAGACGTATTGCTTCGCCAGTAATTGTGGCCGCTGAAAGGTCTAATCCTATTACAAAACTGCCCGGGAAACTTAAACCTCTCGTGCTAGTTCCGTCAAGTTCGAATACTGTGTTCATTGTTCCGAATGTGTATATACCTTTGCTGAAACGCCCCTTACTGGTGTCGCCGTTTTGGGGACCAATACGCAATCCGATTGATGCTATTCCAGTTGAACCGGAATCTGTGCCTTTGCCTGCCACAACATCAATCCCAACTCTAGAACCTGTATCAGCACCGTTACAAAAAATATCAATTTCCAGTCCTACGAGTGCGCCAGCTGTGTTTGTATTTGTGGTGTCTCTGGCCTCGAAAACACCTGCAAATGTCGGACCGGTGGACATTTTACTAGCCTTACCATAGACCGAGGTGTTTTCTCCGGCTGTTGCCGAGTTATACATCGCGCTTAAGATACCCCATTCGTAAGATGTTACATCTTTACCTACGGTACTATAAGCTGTTAAAGCTGTGTTGGTATACCCTGGCGTCCCCCCCGTAAAATTAGCCACTCTTCGGATGACCATAGTCGGGTCAGGGGTTGCAACGTAATTGTTAATATTTATATTCCCGGAAGAATTGTCATTGATAATTACGTGTTGCTTATTAACTAGTAAGTTTTCCGTATATAACGTTTTAGCTGGTATAACTACTATACCGCCGCCCAAAGAATACGCAGCATCAATAGCGGCCTGAATACTTGTGGTGTTATCAGTCACACCATCAGACACCGCTCCATAATCCCTTACATTTATAAATACGGAATCCTCGGGTCCATATCCAACTTGATTAATTCGCTTATTGTAGCCTCCGACGAACTTGGCATTATCCCCAAAATAGTTTATGGCACCGTCATTGTTAATATAGGTAACAACATAATCACCGTGCGGAAAATATATAGCAGTTCTGCCTTCTGAGTTAGCGAGATTGACAAGCGCTTGTAACTGATTAGTCACATCTGTGCCATCGGGATAAATTCCATAGGCAGTCACAATATAAAAAGCTTCACCAAATCCGCGTTTTATCAACTCAGCATTCCGATATTGACTAGCTATCAATTGACTGGCTTGGCTCATTGCAACACCCCCATAATATCTTCAATAATAGGGTAATCCGGGGTCTCGTCGTTAACCTTATTGAATTCTTGTAGATATCCGTTATATTTAGACGTGAAATTGTTAACCATCGCCACATCGTTAAAACTTTCTGCTATATGCACTAAGGACCCATATATTAAGAGTGAGTGAAAGTCTTTGTCCAAATCCGGGAAAGCGTTTAATTCTGTAGACTTTAACTGCTTAGGTTCTCGATTATAAAAAATAACGAGCCCGCCTTCACTGTCCTCTTCCGGGGTAGGATACACACCAAGTTCGTCGAGTTCAGTAAAATAGTAAAAAGGTGCGTTCGATTCTTTCTTGATGTCCTGGTATAGATATTCCTGATCATTAACCAGTACATCTATTACATTGGATCTGGCACAAGGCAACTGATAGGCGAAAACACCCTCAATGATATCGTATCCAGTCATCACGGTTTCCCTGAATGTTGTTCTAAACAGTTCGTTTTGGACCATGTTTATCTTACGGATTACACTATCATTGGACAGGCTATGTGGGTATTTCTCTGCAATTTCATCCAGTATTTCTTGTATTTTCACATCCTCACCCCTCACATAAACAAAAAGCCCCCTGCGGGGCCTTATTACATACCTTTTATTTCCGTTTTGGTGCTATTCTCGATGCGTTGGTTAACCTCTCGGGTCATTTCGTAGCTGTATTGATAGATTTCTGCAATGGCTTCAGGTACTTCAACGGACTTACCACGAGGCACCGTGTACACTACGCCATTAAATCCGATAGGAACCACCTTATCATTCGGGTTAGCTGGATCATCAGGGATCATAATTTTAACTTTTGGCATTGCCTTAAGTTGTTCCAGCACACTTTTTTCAGCTTCAGCAGCTTGACGTTCCAAGGCCTTCTCTTCCATCTGCATTTGTTCGGGTGTTTTTTCAGTGTCTTTCGTTGCCATGTTGTTTCCTCCTCAAATTAAAAGGAGCCCGAAGGCTCCGTGTATTAAACTGTTGCGCCAGATTCGTACCGTACGATAGCCAGTTCTTGCAGTCGTACAGCAGCAAAAGCACATTTCCAAGCTACAGTATTGAACTGATTCAACGGGTCAGCTACGCCGCCGCTACCAGCGGGATGAACAATGATTTCAGGTTTCATACTGCCCTCGATGTCTGGCAGGCCATAAGCGCCGCGACCAAGGAAGATAGTTGCGTATGCGTCATTGGCAGCAGGAGCACCAGCAGAACCAGAGGCGTATTTAACGCCGTTGTCCACTTCCATGAAGTAGATGCCGTACATTTTGCCCAGCATACCTTCTTCGCGGTTTTTGGTGTCTACATAGGTATTCTGATCCTTCCACTCCTGCATCTGCATAATATCCAGCGCCACGTCAGGGTGAACCAGAGCGACATAGCCAGTACCTCCATTCGGCAATCGGATAGGCTTAACCTTATTTCGTTTCATGGTACGACGAACTTTCAAGATATCTAATGCAGTGATCTTATCCGCTGGCAACAACGTACTACGTGATGCTTTACCATTTGCGTAGAATACGTTTGTACCAGCTGCTACCACGTCACGGACGATGATATCAATGGATTCACCTGCATTCTCGCCCATCAGACCTGATGTTTCTTGCAGTAGTGGATCAAGTCCGGTCATATCAATGAAATCAGAGATCTTAGTCCATGAACCGTACTCTTGAATAGTTGCAGTGATCTTCACAATGTCGAGGTTAACGCCATCAGGAGTTACCCCCTCGGTCAATGCTGTAGTGTTAACAGCCAAAGAGTTAAGACGGCGGAAGCTTGTTGTAGCACCCTTACGCTTAGGAATGTTCTTATTTTTATCTCCGAATTTTGTCCATTGTAGTTCTGGGATTAAACGTTCGAGCAATTCGTCTTGGTAAAACTCTGCTTGTTCTGCTGTAAGGGCATTTACCCCAACTGTTGCGTTATAACCTTGTACTTGTGTTGCCATGTCTGGTCATCTCCTTAGATTACGCGTCCACGCCTGCTGTCCCTAAATGCTTTACGCTCAGCTTGGGTCATACCGAGGTATCCGCCCTTCTGATCTGGCGCATCAGCACCGAGTGAGCCTGTGGAACTGTCCGCGTTTTGTTGTAGTTTTCGTATTGCCTCTTGCTCCGCTTGGGTTTTCGCCGTGTTCACTCGCTCGTCATATGTATGGAGCTTATAAGCGACATCCAACGGATACCCATTAGTAGCGGCAAGATTAATAACATCGTTTTTGTACTTACCAAAGTCAGGGTATTGAGTTGCATCATTTTCCATTGCGGCAATCTGAGCCTCCACCTGACGTAATGCGTCGGCTTCTCGAAGCTCATTGAGTTGTCGTTCATACTCGCTCACCTTCTGGTTAAGAGGTTGCAAGTGGTTGCGTATAACTTCCTCGTCTACACCCAACTGCTCGGCCTCTTGCTGTATGCGTTTTTCCATCTCGGCCTGTTCCAGCGCGGCCATGTAATCATCGTGGTTATCGAAACCGTAATATTTAGCTGTTCGATCAAGCATTTGTTGGTACTTTTCAGCCTCTTTAGCCTTAGTTCCATATTCCTGCTCAAGTTTGGCTCTAATCTGTTCTTCACGAGCCTTCAAAGCATTAGCAAACCCTTTTTCATCGTTCTGAGCGGCGACCTCAGACTCTTCAACGCCCGTATTTGCATCTACTTGCTCGGATTGTAGTGATTCTTGACCTGTTTCTTGCTGCATCTCGGCGGCAGATGCTTCTTCAACGCCCGTATCTTGCACTTCCAATTGATCTTCCACGCTAATTCCTCCTTGTTATGCGGCGACCATAACGATTCAACGCCCGATTTTGTATATAGAAAGGGCCTCCGCAGTCTCAGCAGAAGCCCGTATTACATGCCTATTGGCATTGGTTGTTGCATTGGTGCCGCTTGCGGTGCTTGTCCCATCATTTGTTCTGGTGCTGGCTGCTGTGGAGCAACCACATTAAGCAGCGTCATAACCTGTTGCTCTGGAGTAAGCGTGTCAAACTGCGCTCTTTCCTCCGGTGACATTTGCTCGACAATCTGTTCCATCATGCCGATAATGCCTTTCTTCTCGTCCATTTCCTTCATGAGACGGTCCCGATAAGGTACCGTATTTTTAGGCATATACTTCAAATACTGCTCGTATGTGATGTGACCAGCACCCAGCGCGTTCTCAAGGCCAGATACAACGAGTGACTCGGAATAGGTAGATGATGGACCCACGTCGATTTTAAGGGTAAAGCCCACATCTTGATACTGAGACCCGTTGAACATAGTGGCGTAATCGTCGCCTTCATCGTCTTTTAGCAAGACCTGACGCGGTAGATTGTACTTGACCTTCCAGAAGTCTTCCCACACCCTACCGATATCCTCTATAGCCCTGTAAAAGCGACGTTTGATAGACTCGATAGGGATTGCAGCAGCCTTTTGTAGCAGCATAATAGCCGTAGCGTTAAGGTCTGCGCTGGGTGCTGATCCAGTCGCTGCCTCGTCCGCTCCGGTCATTTGCCGAGTGAAAGCCATAATGGATTCAACCAAGTTGGCGGCATTAGCACTGATTGGACCCGGATTAAGGTAACTCACTCCACCATTGCCAGGAGGAGAATTGTCCTCTATCATCTCACCCGGTGCGTTAGTCACTTTACTTGGGTTGATAGCTCCTGACTTGTACACCAGCTTAGGCCAGCCTGTAAGCTGCACAGACAGTATCTGCATAGCTACCAATGTATTGATAGCCTTCTGGTTAGGGATAAGCCCTTCTGTGTCTCCTATGCCGTGTATGGACTTCTTACGTCTATCCCACTGCATCACCACGATAGGGTAAAGGGATAACCCTGTGGAAGTTGGCTTCTTAATGGTTACACCAGAGACAACCTTGCAGAACATGACCTGTCCTTTTTCTCGCCAATAACGAGTTAATACAGTCACCTTATTGCTGTCATTTAACTCCACTCTGGCCATGTCATACCCTTGATCCTGAGTTTCCTTGTCAGGCTTGATCTGCTTTGCCATAAGGTCAGTAACACCGTTGGCTTTGGCGTATTCTCTGACACTTTCAACCATTTCACGACTGTTAATGAGGATGTATGGTTGCTTCTGTACATTTCTCTGTTGCGGATTGCCGAAGAACACATTGATTGGATCAAGGACCTCACCTTCCATTTCTCCAATGTAGGGATACTTATTTCCACCCTTAATGCTGTTGTCCCAGTAGTAATGCCAGATAGTCGTACCAGTATTGGCTGCTATGTCCAGCGCTTCCTCGTTAAGCTCATCCTGCTTGATACGCTCCCATGTAGCCTCGCTGTTACGGCTGAACAGTTCTCCTGGATCGTCTTCCTGCTCCGGTTGCTGGTCGTCAACTTCTTCGAGAGAGAAGATCATTTTAATTTGCTCACTCATGACGTTTGCAACCTTGTGCGTCTCAATCATCTTAATGACGTTGAATACCGGACGTGGTAGATGTTTAGTCCGCTGTGTAGCAGCAGGCCATTGGTCAGACGCTTTGAACCTCTCATACTCAGGCCATTTATCAAGAAAGCCCATCCTACGGAAATAGGACAGGCCATCTTTATATTGCTTCTCCAGTTCTCCAGCCAACTTATCAACCGTCTGCTGCATGCTTATTCACCTTCTTTCTTCGCAGGGCCATGTAGATACTCTTGCATCAGGCTAATCATGCCCTGTTGCTGTGCTTCTGTCAGCGGTACAGGCGGTTTGACCTCACCTATCAACTCACGTAGTTTGGCGTTAATGAGCTGCTTTGTTTCTTCTTCCAAGTCAGGTAGCTTGAGTAGGTCGCCTAGTTTGATAGCTTCATCCATTTGATGGCACCTCCTGCTTTAGGCATACCATTAAACTCTGGTCTAACGGGTCTGCAAGGCTATATGGGGACGGCATAAACACCCACTCTAGTTTTATTTTTGATATATCTATACCTTGTTTTCCCAAAGATTCTTTTGAGTTCTCAAAAATTAGTTCTTTGCATTCTTCAAATTCTACATCATCCAACGTTTGTACCCTGGCCCACGCTAAAAATTCTTTATCATATTTTTCATGAACCCACTTTTTAAATTCTTCCGGCCACTCTACCATCCTAAGTAGTCACCTCCTGCATTCATTTCATCGTCTGATCGGAACGGGAATGGCGTTGGTTTTTCCTCTACCATTCTTTCGAACGCTTTATCGTCCTGTTGCCCACGGCTGTAGTAAGCAATAGCCAGCGCCATAACCAAGTCATCGTGTGCGCCTTCCTGCGCCACTGGCTTACCCTTCTCATTACGGACAAAGGTTAGCATCTCATTGAGTGTGTCCAAGTCGTTAATGAGGTGTACTGACTCACGTACAACACGTACCAGTTCAGCAATGGCAGAAGGCCGGGTGAGTTTGTCAGTGCGGAATCCATACGCTTTAGTTATCGATCCAGTAAACGTGTCCTCGCGCTCTCTGACATACTGATTACGATAGTCCAAGCGAGTCAACACCTTGACAGGATGGCTGCTGAAGTTAGTTTCAATACTCATTAGCGCGTTGTTGTAATGTTTACCAAGACAATACATCTGCTCAGCATACAAATCCTCGTCAAACTGGTTCTTGTACCGTGCTGCTTGATTACCAGTCACATTGTTGATTATCTGACCCGTAAAGTTATCCGATCCATCTCCAGCCGTATCACCACCAACTACATAAGGAATGTGAGAACGCGGACGTTCAAAGATATTTATATATCCACTGTCATCCTCAATCCACTTGATAGTGCTGTCGATGATCTTATCCGCTACATCTTTCTGATAAATAAAATACCCACGTTGTACCACGGGATCATGGACACGAAGGTATGATATACGCTCACTGACTTTCTGAGCGTTGAATATTGTTTTACCAAGCACTCCCCATTCACCAAGCGCATACACCTGATAAAAATATGGGTCAGTCTCTTTAAATGCCTCCAACACCTTAATAGCCTCGTCATCCAGAAACTTATTGTTCTTGTATGTGCTATGGATCGTTGTGGCGTTCGGCTTCGGGTTATCGAAGAATTCCCTCTTAAGCCAGTGATTAATGTCAATCGGGTTAAACGTGATCATCATTTGCTTGTAGTTGACTGTACGTCCACGTAGCCGTATATCAAGTTGCCTAAAGTCCTCGGGTGAGCACTCACTAGCTTCTTCCATCCATACGCTCGTAACACCAGAAATGGACTTAAGCTTCTCAACGTCATCCAGACCAGCAAACAATATTTCATTGCCATTGATACAACTGATATGAAGTTCTGAGCTGGTCCCCTTCGGAATCTTAAACAGCCTTTCCAATCCCCATCGGTATATAGCGTTCTTAAGCTCCATAAACACCGACTCACGCAATGTTTTGGCTACCTTACGCAATACAAGGATACGATGCTTTTGTTCAGTCAGCAGCCGCAGGATGATCTTCTGAGCCGTAAACACCGACTTACCCGAACCGCCGCCGCCCATCAATACCAAGTATCTATCCTTGTTGCCGTAGAGTGGATAGAACGTGTCGTTCGTCAGGTTCGGCAACTCGGTTAAATCGATGTTAATCGTCGGCATCGACACCAAACCCTTTCGGCAGCGCTACTTTTATGTTCAGGTCCCCATCCAAACCTATTTCTTGTTTATCTCTCCAGGACTTCGGTTTGCGGTTCTTTAACCAAAAGATAAGTGCCGTTGTGTTAGGATGAGCGTATTTCGTCAAGCTATATACACCGTCTTTGCCTACACCATCCTCTACATATTCGTAACCGAGAGCAGCTTTCAGCAAAGCATTCTCAACCATAACATCAATGACTTCCTTACCGTTTTTTAAGGCTTCTACCAATTCGGGATATTCTTTCTTATAAGATATGAATGCATCCTTGCCAACATCAAGATTCTTGCATATATCAGCCTCAGTTAATCCGTCCCTTGCCCAAGCCTCAATTAGCAGGAGTTTAGGTTGTACGTGTGATTCGTATTTACTCGGTCGTCCTGCCATCCTTACCACCTCCGATCTATTAAGACACACAGCGGAATCGAACCGCTATAATCCTGTATGTGTCATATCAAAATAAAAAAGAGCAGCATAGTCGCTACTCTTCCGGTTTATATTCAATTAGCCATACACCATGCTCAAATTTCGCCTTCAACCTTCCGTCTTCGCACATACGCTGGACTGTCCGAATGTTTTTGCCTGTTCTTTCAGCGTATCCTTTTACGGTTGTTACACAGTCCAGCGGTGTTAGTTTTTTCTCATTGTTACCACCGATTTGCTTCAACATCTTCTTTGATCCAAGCTATGGTGTCACGGTCATCATGCCGATTAACAATTTTCATGGCATTTTTCCGCGCTTCCTTTTCGTCCTTACCAGACACAGTCTCGCAATAATCTCTCTGGTTGTAAGAATTAAATTTTACGGTCCATGCTTTCATAACCATATCCCCTTTCACCTCATCCAGTCTATCTGGCTTGTTGGTGTCGTATGTACGACTTGTTGATATAAATATAACTCATTGTCGCACATACGTCAATAGGGTTTAGAAATAAATTTTTACACAAAAAGAGCAACGGTTACCCGTTACCCTCTCTGTACAGATATCATTTGAAGAAACAGCGTGGACAGCGACTGCGCATTTAGCTACCGTTGCCCATCGCATATTTCCTATACTATTATTATATCCGCTCCCGTGCGGGTTTTGTGGGAATAATATGCTGGATTTATGCGGGTTTTATGCGGGATATTGAAAGTGTCCGTCCCTATCGTACATGTGGTCGCAGTTTTCAATATGTTCAAATTCTTCGTCCAACGGGCTCAAGGCGTTTATCAGCTGTTTTAATGCTGATGTATGCCAAGAGGTTACCGTACCACGATCCCGATGCAGTTCATGTGCTATTTGCTTGATAGACTTCTTATTTTGATCCAGATATTTTCGAGTGATTACAGTTCGTTCGTTATCGGATAATACTTCATCGACTGCGCCTTTGATCATTTTAACAATCAACGAGTATCGTCTATAATCCCAATCGCCCGCCCTCATTAGCCTGTGATTTTTCATGTTTATTGGCATCAATGGTCCTGATGAACTGGCACCTGAATCCATATTCCTCACAGCGAATTCATATGACCTGTAGTTTGTAAGCATTTTAATGACTTTTTCCTTGTCCATCAATATCCCTCCTTTAGCTCTACTAATGGCACAAAAGCAACCTCTCTGTACCCATCATGCAGTTTGTATTCTTCGTATAAGTGAAATGATGGCTTTGTCCAACGTCCGATACTCCAACCTTGTCTATAAAAATCGAAGTAGACCAGCAATGAACCTGTCGCCTCTTCGTCCTTTAAGTCAATCATCACCGCGTATGGATGTTCTATTCCTGGATGATTAAGCCTATAATGCTGCATCACGCTTTTATCTCGCTCAAGCATGTGAGGAAAAGGCAGCCGTTAGGCCACCTCTCCTTTACCAAATACCATTGCTTCTAACGCCGCGACTCTTTCCTCAATTGTCTTTCCTGCCACTTGCTGACCAGCGTCCCCTTTAACCAGTCTGTCTGCATCCTCTTGCGTTTGAAACTGCGTAGGCAGTTCTACGACGTCTGCCTCTTCCACACCGCCAGATTGTGCCAGATCCTCATTAGCACGTTTTTGTTCTTCGGCTGCTCTTCGAAACTGATCCGCTTCTTCAGCGGTCACCTCCCGATATTTACCTTTGTCTAACCAACCAAAAGTAATTTCTTCGGCTGTTTCTGCCAACTTAGCTTTAAACAATGATCCCTTATTGTCTACTTGCTCCACATCGTAAATGGCTGGCAATGCATCTTTATACGCCCTAACTGCTTCTGCCAGTGCAGCAGATGTATTACTACTTATCACCTTTGTTGCAGCAGATGCACCAATAGCAGCCTCCGCGCGTAGGTCATCAATATGACTGTTCAAACGTGCAATTTCTTGCGCTGCCGCATCCCGTTTCTGTCCAAGATCCGTAATTTCTTCTTGCGCTGCTTGCAATTCCTTTTTAAGTCCATCCGTTTTTTCATACAGATCGTCATATTGCTTTTGCAGATCATCTCGCTCTTTCTTTAGCGATCCTGCATCTTCCTGTGTACGTTTGAGTTCCTCAAGGTATTTTGTATCACGATCAGACATCATTTCTTGCACTGCAATTCTAAGGACTTGGTAAGCACCCTCATTACTGCAAAGCTGACGCATTTTCATGCCATCTACCTCAAGCCCGTCCAGTATATAAGCAATTTCAGCATGCGCTTCTTCTTCTCGCTGGCTATATTCAGCTAGTCGGGCATCCTGCTCAATATCTTGTTCCAAATCTGTAATATGTTGAGTAAGCACTGCCACCTTATTTTGGTCAGCTGCTGCAAGTTTTTGCTGTTCCGTCCGTAATTCATACCGCAAATTTTCTAGCTGTTGTTGTTTGTCCACCTATACACACCTCGTTATCCGATTATTTTCATCTCTATACTATGATTATACCATATATAGTGCCGTTATAGTACATTTTTCGCACTATTACACAACATTTCGTATGTGGATGTCACTTGACTATCTCAAATATTTACGTATGGCGATCATCACAATTGCGTAAATCAATAACGCCGCTATTAAGTCCATCGTTAGGCTCCTATTTGTTTATCCGGTGGTTTACCTATGAATCTATGGACATCCGTTTTAAACCACGTAGCAGGCTCGTATAGACCTTTTAACTTTTGCCCTAGTATTCGGTTGTCTATCACCTTTATCACGCCTATACGAGTCCCAGAATCGTCCATAAGGGTATATCCGTCTTTGTGGTTGATCCAACATGCTATCATGCTGCACCTCCATGCTCTGACTTTTTGGTCTTGTCCAGTTCGTGAACTACCCTCGTTTTAGGTATACCAAGCTTTTTAGCGATTTGAGAGCGTGGTACGCCTGCATTTGCTTGATGCCTAATATATTCGCTTATCTCAGGGTCTAACGGCTCGTATAGGCTTGCTATGAGTCTGTCAGGCTCAACACATGGTGCATCATATCCAATCATGCGCGGTGCCCGTGGCCCTCTCTTTTTCTTTACCTGCTTCTGTTCCCTAATTTCTCCGCCTGTACGATAATATTTTTTAATCATGCTGCCTCATCCTCCTGTGCTTTCTCCCACTCTAACTCTGCTCTAGCTATACGTAGGGAGCCTTCAAGATCCTTATCTAAGTAGTCGTAGTCGTCTATTGGATTCATGGGGTATCCTCTCCCTTTGCTAGTCTCCGCAGGAATAGTGCATTCCTCAACATGTCACCACTTTCCAGTTCATCTGCTATCGTCTGGAAGTGTCGAGATGATTCTCTTTCAGCTACCCTGTCACTATGCTCCCAATTTTGCTCAAGTCTACGTAGGTGATCTATCAAATATTTTCTTTCAATCTCCCAGTCCTCTTTCATGGGGTATCCTCCAGTAGTGATGGGTTTTCATAGATGTTGCCAATGATTGAGCAATGTCGAGTTACCTCAAACCCTGTCCATCCTCCGTTACCTGCATTTGCCTTGTACAAACTGAGGGGCACTTTCTTAAACCTCGCTTGGTTTGAGTCATAACAGATGATTGCGACTTCATTTTGCTTAAGTGCGTAATCTGGTGGAATAACATCTCCCTCGTATATCTCTTTACCGTTACGGTCTTGTAGCCCGGTATATTGCATGAGCACTTTTTCGTCGTCCGAGAAGCCGCGTACATATTGCCCATCAAGTGGATTGAATGCCGCCACCTTGCCGTCTGGATCAATAGTCACCTCATAGTCCATTTCCTTTGCGAACACGTCCCACGCTCTGAATTTGATGGGTCTACTCATTTGTATCCTCTCCTTGCCCTTTAGGGGCTGAATTATATATCAGACCATATACCGTAAATAGACACCGTATCGCCAAGAACACAAACACCACCTATCGGTTCACAATCAACCTCCCCATGTCTTTCACGGGCAACTTCCACCTTTATGTCGCCACCATATATATCACGTTCTTTAATCAATACTTCAATCAAGTCGTTCAGGGTTCTCACTCTGTCATTCATTCCTCTATCCCCTCCATCACTGATATTCTCCATGAGTGTCCAAACCACACCGAACACAATAGCCTGCTTGCTCTATTTCATTGCTCCCGTAACCTGTGCTGACTGTATATGTCTCCCACTTATGACCCCTGTATCTACAGATCAGACGTTTGATCCATTGGATCATTCCTCTATCTCCTTTCCTTGGGTAGCTATTAGAGCTGCTAAACAGATACGTTCTGGTGTCATATGCCATATCAGATCGGGCCACGCGATTACATGCCCTTCTCCAAATACCGTCAATTGCTGTAGTTCAATTAAATATCTTCTACGTTTAGAGAATATCTGTTTCTTCATGTGCTCTATCACTTCCCATGCTGCACCCATGCCCGTCGAATAATCTTTTGGATAATGGTCGAAGCCTTCCGAACTTATCCATCCATAATTTATAGGGCTTTTCTTTTTGCCCATCACTTTAACAGCGACCCATATATTCCGTTCCTGTGGATTCATCCAATTCCATTTAGCTATCACTTCATCACGATTCATAACCGATCACTCTCGCATTCTTCGCAATCTTCTGCGTTACTTTCTTCCATCCGAGCATTTAACTTTTCCAGTACCTTATCAGGGAGCTTCCCGCAGGCACATCCCATCTTTCGTCCTGTAGATTTCTCTATCAGTGTGTAATGACCCATCTGTATCTTCTTCCCTTCTTATTGGAGTCCGTCACGCAATCGGTAATTCAGTTCTATTCCGCCTTTTAGCACCACTAAGTATTCGCGGCACATCTCGTTAATTCGGCTGCCTATACCCTCGTCAATCTCGCATAAGCCAGCTATTGTTTTTTCAGAGCTGATAAGGATTGGCTTACGTTCAAGGTAGCGATAATTGATGATGGCGAACATTTGCTCAATTACAAAATCCGTGGGCTCCTCCCGGCCCTTAAACAAATCGTCTATATAAAGCACGTCTGCCTGCTGCATTTTGTGTATGCGTTGCTCCAGCGTGTCCAGATTGGCTTTAATCTCGTTGAAACCCTCGACAAAAGGGAAATATAGTACCTGTGTCCCTTTGGCTAAGAGATTATTAGATATCGCCATAAGCAAATGCGTTTTACCGCACCCAGGACGTCCAAGGAGGGCGATACTGCTGTTGGGTACTCCTTGGTAGTCCAAATCCCTAACGCAGTTGTACGCCGCGTTGTAGGCTTCCACAACCGGATGCGGTCTGCCATCCTGTACAAAGTTGCCGAAAGTCTTCTTCTGAAACTCCGGTGTGATCCGGCTGGACTTCATCATCCGTTCTGCCACCCTTTCCTTTTTGCACTCGCAATCTCGCCAGTCGTCCCGGTAATCAAATGGGCCGTCTCCGGTTTTAACACGTACCAAGAACCCTTCTTCATCTTTGCATTTTTGGCAACGGTATTTATCCTTGGGTTCCGGTTCGGTTTTGGAGGTCAAGGTAAGCAAACTCGCTCTCTTTTTGATGTCCTCCAGATTGAACTCTTTCACCGCGGACTTTATGCTCTGCATATTGATTCCCCCCTGCTCTCATTTCTCTTGATTGCTGACGCGAATGTATCCCTTCCTTCATCCAGCGTTCACTAATTGATTTAAGGAACTTGACGTTCACTTTCCCGTTATCAGCAGACTCAGAAGCCTCTAACAACAGTTCTTTGCAAAATGACTCGTCGTAACCTTTTTGTCTGACCTCTTTGAAAAACTGTCTAAAGAGTTCTGGCATGACAAAGGTTCCACAGACTTTGGTGTATACATCGCCTAGAGCCATTTTTTCCGACTCATGTGTAGTAGTAGATATTTCTTTAAGATTTTCTTTAAAAGACTTTCTTTCTTGGTACCCTAATCCGGGTACTCCCCCCGTACTCTGATTAGGGTACTCCCCATACTCTGATTCGGGTACAGTACTCTTTTTAGGGTGTACTCTATTTAGGGTACTGTCATCTATTTGCCACTCACTGAAATTTTTATTGAATCCAATCTCTCGGCTGGTTGTGTAAGTTCCTTCGGCGTAAACCTTTATCACCTTCATTTCAATGAGCTTGTCTAACTCACGTTTTACTTGAGCTTTTTTTGTATCCGTCGCCTCAGCTATGAACGAGAGTGACATACCATGACTTTTCCTTTGAAACCCATAGGTGTTCCTTAAGATAGATATGATGATTCCATATTGAGTACCGTTGAATTTCCGTTTTGCTATTTCCTCAAGTATTTCATTAGTTATCCGTGTAAACGGTGCATCCAAATGACTGGACATGTAATCACCACCTACATCGCTTGTTTGTCTTGATTACCTGAGTGACACGACCATTTTTTCATGTACTCATTAACTGCCTTATCCAAAAATTGCTGCATCGGTATTCCGTGCTCTACGCAGAATAATTTCAACCTTTTGTGTTCCTGCGGATCGAGACGGTAGGGAATATTTTTTGTCTTGGTGTATTCTGCCATTATCATTCACTCCTTCAAGTCTCATTGACGTCATTATAACACGTTATCGTTTATTTTGTAACGTTATCGTTATATTTTAGTTTATACCGTTTACTTATCGCCTACTATACGTATGATAGGAATAGGTGATAAGTGATGATTAAAAGTAATTTGCCAATGCTTATGGCGGGTAAAAAAATTAGAAGTATAAACAAATTAGCTAAGGAAACTGGCGTGAGTGCCCCGGCTTTGGGTCGCCTATACGATGGGACTAACATCCGTATTGACTATTCAACTATTGAAGCACTCTGCGCCTATTTTGAAATCGGTATTGGTGATCTATTGGAGTACGTACCAGACGAGGACTAAGCCCCTCTTTGCTCTAACCGATCCATCTTTTGCTTGATGCGGTCTATCTGCCATTCGTAGTGCATGACATCTCCGTAATTGTTGTATTTTTCAGCCTCGTCCCGTTTCTCAATCGCGTGGGCGAGGTCAATCTTCAGTAGTGTGTAATCGTTTTTTGCTGCCATCTTCACTTTCCTCCAAGTCTTGTATGAGCCGTTCAATGTATTCAACCGTCTTTCGCAGGTCCTCTACTCCATTCTTCCGCTTCCATCGCCACAAGTATTTAATGCATGCACCTGTGATATAAGCTTCTAAGCCACTCAGTCCCTTTGTAGCGGTCTTTATAGCAGCAAGGCACTCTACTTCACCTTCGACTCCTACATCGTAGTGAGAAGGACGTATAGCGTCACTCATAACCCACTCTCCCTATTCAATGTGTTGTGCTCTATCTGCTCTATAAGGAAATACCGATCTATACTTACAACTCCTATAAACAACAGTACAGCAGCTAATATAGTGGTATAGGCTCTTATCATGGGGTGTTCTCCTGAGGAGTCCTAGTTGCCTTGTGAAGCAATCTCAGTCCCTCTATAGACTTCTTTAGTCTGGCTATCTCTGCATCCTTTTGTTGTATAAGGGATTGTGCTGCGACAAAATCATTGTACAAACCTCTGGAAACCTCCGCCCAGTTAAGTTCACCTACCTGTATATCTGGCTGCTGTGGTGGGTCTGGATCAAAATACGATTGGCTAATAAGAGAATCTACCATCGCATGCATGTGTTCTTTTCCCTTTTCGTATGAATTTGTTGAATTGGTTTCATAAGCGCCGCTCATCCATGCTAACAGCTTATCTGCATCTATTAAGCGTGGTTTATCTGT